ATTAACTAAGATTATGAATCGTTATATGACCGCCATGACGAGAAAGATTTTAGAAAACAATGGTACATTAGACAAATATATTGGTGATGCACAGATGGCATTTTGGAATGCTCCTGTTGATGAACCAAATCACGCAAAGAAGGCCGTTAAAACTGCATTACAAATGATGGAGAGTTTAGATGAATTTAATAAAGAAATTACCGATGAGGGTATTCCAGCTTTTGGGATGGGTCTTGGCATTAATACTGGTACCGTTGTTGTTGGTAACATGGGTTCTGACCAGCGTTTTGATTACACTTGTCTTGGAGATGTTGTTAATCTTGCATCCCGCCTTGAAGGACAGAGTAAACCATATGGTGTCAGAATTGTTCTTGGACCCCACACAGCCGAACAAGTCAAAGAAGAATTCCCGGTTGTTGAGTTAGATTGTATCGCTGTCAAAGGTAAAACAGAAGGTATAAAGATATTTACTTTAGGTAAACCTAATTATAAACATCAAACGTACTTAGATTGTTATTACTCTGGTGATTGGACTAAAGCAAAGAAACTCTGTAAAGAATTGATTGAAGAAAACAATGAATTGAATCAATACTACAAGAATATGTTAGAAAGGCTGGAAGAAGGTCTTCCAGCCAATTGGGATGGTACTTATCGTGCTACTTCTAAGTAATTAAGCGTAAGTTGCTGGATCTTCAACTGCACCAGCGGTGTGAACTAATTCTTCGTTATGGTCATAAACTTTAATAGCATGGCAGTTTAAGCTTCTAGCAAAGTTCATGGCTTGCTCAAAATTAGCAAAAGAATTGATGAAAGACTTTAATTGACCATCATTCCAGATGTGAGATACGACTTTATGAATTGTGTGCATTTGGTTTTCCTTTAAAGGAAGTATTTATTCCAAATCTTTTTTGTCTTATTTGTGTAACGTTTCAGATGGTACTGATTCCTAAAGACATTTAACTGTGGATGTTTATAGGCTTTCATTAGAGCTCTGCAAATATCTTCACTATTTGTTGGGTCGGCATTGTTGAAATAACTAGACCATGGAATCTCAGAAGAACCAATCAAAGGTATTCCTTGAGAGGTCAAATCAGCACCAACAATATTAAATGTTTCAGAAAAACTACATTGTAATCCAATGTCCATCTGTGAACACAATTCTAAGAATTCTTCTCTTGGTGTCCATTGATGATTGATTAATTTATGACCTTTTTCGTGTAGATGCTGAAAGAGACCTTTGAGATTATTTTGAACTGGACTACCATTCATTTCGATACGACCAGCATTGATATGGAATCTTAGTTGTTTACCTAATTTCTCGGCAAATTCAATGGCAGCAAATGCTTGTACCATATGATTCTTTAATGGTCGCACGGCACCAAAACAACAAATATCAATCCAATACTTGTCAGTATCTAGTTCTTTCTTTTTGTATGCTTGTGGATAAAAATTAGGCAAATAAATTACTTTGTTTTTACCCAAGTATAATTGAACTTCTCTCAACATTCTAGGTGCATTACAAGCAACTACGATATTCTTAAACTTAGCATAATCACCAAGCCAATCCATTGCCATTCCTTCTCCTGCCATAAAAGGCATTTCAGAATGTAAACGAATAATCCATTTAACTTTTGGATGTAATTTTTGTAATACGGAAAATTTTGTTGGAACAACCCATAAGGCTTCAATGATTACATGAGTTGGATTATGTTGTTGGACTAATCTATCAATACAATTATTATCGATAGCAACTTCCAAAACAGAATCAATGCCACAACCAAGTAACATATCATTCATAAACTTGGCTGAATTATATAAGCCAGTACTTAATCCTAATTTGTTATGTACCTTCGCATTGAAATCTTCTCTGCGCTTGAGAATGAATAATATTTTTGTCACAATTTAATTACCTAGTCAATATATTAAATGTTTATTTAGTTATCTTCCCCTTCCACTCCTTCGCATTGGAGCGGAAGATTTTGGTGCTACAGGACCTTTATTTTTAATATTAGGAATATTCTTACGGCCTTCTACCATTGGTACTCGTTTGGTGCTTGGTTTTACCGGTTTAATTTCTTTAGTCATAATATCTCCTTATTGGTTGCGGAGGATGGAATCGAACCAACGCCCCCTGGATTATGAGTCCAATGCTCTACCTCTGAGCTACTCCGCTATACCTTTACTTATTCTTTCACCAACTCATAGTCCCACTTACTAACACCACATTCAGGACAAGGCACTTCATCAGGCAAACTATTCCAATCTTCTACGGATAAAATGTGGCCACAGACCACGCAACGATAATATTCCATTATAGTGTCTCCAAAATTTGTTTATAGGCATTAGCATGACGTTCTTCAACACCTTTAAGTGCCTTGAAACGCTTCTCTGCTTTTTCTAATACTGCCAACTTTGCTTTGAATTGTTCAGCGTGTTCTTTTGATTCAGAAATTTGTTCAACGAATTCAGTAGATGCTTGAGCATTTTTTTCGCTGATAGCATTTTCTAAGAACTGAGGATACATTGTAGTGAACTCATATGTTTCACCTTCAATGGCTTTTTCTAAACATTCTTTTGTAGATGGTTTACCGATGAGTAATTCGAGGTGACCCCAAGCGTGGAGAATTTCTTGGTTTGCTGTATGTTCAAAATGCTTTGCTACTTCTTCAAAGCCTTCTTCACGAGCAATTTTGGCGAAATAACGATACTTGATATGAGCCATTGATTCGCCAGCCAATGCACTCTCAAGGTTTTGTAATGTAATAGACATATTTACTCCATAGTTAAAATATTATGTATATCTCAAATCAATAAATTTTAGTTATTGCCTTTATGATATGTTTTGATGATTGTTATTAAGAAAATCAATTATTGAGGATACTGTCGTGTGTTTAATAGGCGTGTCGTAGATTAAGCGTTTAAGGCCATTCTTTCGAACTCTACCACCGCCTACCCCAGCTTACAGCTTCCTTCCGTTCTCAGCATACGGAAAATCTCCAGATATTGGATCATACCGCCGGGGTGTTGATGTTCCTTGACAGTTAGGATTGCTTATCCTTTACCGCACATCCTCAATAATTGGCTCCAAAGGCTGGGCTCGAACCAGCGACCAAATGATTAACAGTCATCTACTCTACCAACTGAGCTACTTCGGAATAAAACTGGAGCGGGATATTGGAATCGAACCAATGTTATCAGTTTGGAAAACTGAAGTCCTACCATTAAACGAATCCCGCATGGAGCGGAGTGATGCTTTGCTCACCTAACAAAAGATGGTATCTTTTATCGTACTATTACTCTCCGCATATGTAATACTATAACATCTTAATTATAAGAAGTCAATACAAAAGTTTGGTATATTTGATGGTGCCCCAGCACAGAATCGAACTGCGAATTGATGATTACAAATCAACTGTTATACCATTTAACTACAAGGGCTGGGTGATTGTGTTTGGTGCTTGAATCCACGGTGACCCCGCTCTTCATGGCCGGTTCTTGTTTTGGTCGACATTAACAAGTTTTCGGTGTTCCATTGTAGTCACTACACAATCAAAACTATTTCCAGCCTAATGGCTCCATTTCAATAGGAGAATCAGGATTAACTACACCAGTAAATACATTCCACAGTTTTTCTTCTGTGGCAAATTTGGTAAATAGTCCAGATTCCATTCCATGAGCTTCGATTTCCCATGGTTGAACCCAATAGTCTGTATTATCAGGATCGATCCTGAGACCTTTCCAGCGAGTTAAGGTCTCGTTTGTTTCATGATAAGCATACTGTTTAATATGCGTCATTTCATGTGCCAGAGTCTTTAGGATCTCAGTAGCACCAATACCAGGATGAATCTCTATTTCAAATTCTCTAGCCTTACGAGAATCGTTATACTCCAGAATAGAAGCATAACCATAGGCCTCTATTTTTGGATTAAATTTAATCCGTAAGTATATGTTTTCCAACAATTTTTGTGAGATAAGTTGTTCCGCATAGAACAATACGGCACGTTTTACATAGGGTCTGAACCGCTTTTTATCGGGACAACCAACTATACTTAGCTGCATTCAGGTCACTCCTTAGTAAATTGACCTAATAACTAGCATGACCTATAACTTCTCACTCAAGCGTATTTATCGCCTTGCATCTCTTGTAATAATATTATAATAAATCTTTTCAGGAGAAAAGAAAGATTGTAGACAATCCGTAACCCTTTGATTTTCAAAGTCTTTACAACTGAATACATCAAGGTAGAGGTCTCCATTATGGTCTAAGAGGTGTGCCATAATATTGGAAGTCTCAATTAACTGTATGGCCGTGAAGCCTGCTTTTTCTGTATTATCTGCAAAGTGTACCACTTGTGGTTCACCAAAAGGTACCATTTCAATCTGTCTTACCAGTTCTTTAATAAAATGACTGATGTATTCAGGATCTCTGGCTCGGTCTAATTGGCACCCTTTGGCATCAACGACCATATGTTTACCCCAACCTTGCATTACCATTCTCCATTGTCGAACCAAACACGGATAGTGATTGGTAATAATTCAATCAACAAAGCATCTTGTTCCCAAACCTCATTGGTTTTATTGTATTTGAATGAGATTCTCCAATGAAACGGATTTAATTTCAAGGTAATATTACAACCAGAGTACATTAGCCAATCCATTACAATCCTTTCAAAGTATACTTTGTGATTTTATCTTTTAACATTGAAGGTATATCTAGGTAAGGCCATTCCAAGTAGAAAGGACAACCATCATTACCCCATTTATTGTCATGTAGATATTTTCTAACAAGTTTTAAATCTTCTTTGCTGCTAGGTTCAAACAATCTGCGTTGATTAATATTCCAAATTTCAATACGATTCATTTCACATACTCCATATTATCTTTACGCATATAATGTACCACCTGATTTTTCTTTGGGTCAGGTATTTCTCTTACGACAGGAAGAAAAGTTACACCGTCAATCTCATTGGTTGCCCAATTTGAATAGGTATAGAAGATATCCGTACCATTTTTGGCACGAACTTTTTTAAGTATGGCTTTGGTGCCTGTATGACCAGGTCTAAGATTCTTTTTCATGATATAATTATAACTCAAAAATGGGGGTCAGTCAAGACCCCCTATATTATTTGCCAACCGGATAATTTAACTGTTCCCATTCCTCATCGGTAACGGGCCACCAGTTATTCATCTTTGGATTTTACGGCAATCTTCTTCACCATATCCTGTGCTTTTACCATATTTTCTAGCCAGACTTTAAGCATACCATTTGCAATTTCGGCATCTTTAATCTCTACCTTATCGGCAAGAGTAAAGGTACGATTGAAACTGCGATTAGCAATGCCTTTATAAATGAAACTAGATGGATCTTCATCACTTTCAACAGCTGCACCACGGATAACCAACTTATTACCTTCTAAGGTAACTTCAATGTCCGTCTTAGCAAAACCAGCAACTGCCATTTCAATGACATACTTGTTTTCTTTGACTTGTTTGATGTTATATGGAGGGTAACCAGGTGTTGCCTTGGCGACTGTCTCAGAGATATCACGGATTTGGTCTAATACATCATCAAAACCAACTGTGAATGGATCCAAAGACTTATGGAGGGAAGCCCATTGTGGGAATAAAGATAAAGTTGCGCTTGTCATATTTTCTCCTTAATTTAAGCGAGGTTATCAAAACTGCCGCCTCAAATGAGCACGGCACATAATTGTATCAGTATTTATACTACTTTGTCAATAAGAACCTGGTTTCTTACCAATATTGTATTTTGGTGTCAATTCCCAACCATCCTTCTCTTTATGAGACAGGATCTTAATTTGGGAAAGAAAGATTGGTGCTGGTGTTTCAATCTGTTTTTGATTTACCACTTTTACCAGTCCCCAATCTTGTAACAACTTGGCAATGGCATTCCTACGAGACAAGTCATTTTCTGAGATATCAGTAGGTTTACCATCTAAAGCAAACAGTTCTTTAAAGTGTACGATGTAATACTTGCCTTGCTTATGTAAAATATGGCAAGACTGGTAGAGTATTCTATCTTTTTTGGAAGCTACACCGATGCGTGTAAGAGTTTCACGAACTTTAAGGAAATCATCTTTTTCACCTAATGTAACTTCAACTAAATCTATAATTGAAATCATTACTTGGTCACTCCGCCTTTTTCTGTTTTTGTTCTTATTTCAGCGATTTGGTCATCATTTAGAATACGCAAAGCTTCTTTGGCTTTTTGGCTATTATATCCAAAGTATTTTTTAACGGCTTCTATATCTTTGTCGGCCAACGTTTTCTGCCACGGTTGGAATTTCCGTTTCATTGACCTGATAGTATTTAGATAAAACAAATACTGCATATCTTTATCCAACGCTGGATTGATGTTCATCTCGTTGGCATATAGAACACAGTCTTGGTGAAATGACAAGGCTCGGTTGACTACAAAAGGTACATAATCTTTATAATCATGTTCATCTTGGAATGGATTTTTCTTAGTTTGTAAGATTGAAGGTACAATCTCTTTGAATAAATCAGGCATTTTTGGATTCCTTTAAATAATCTAAGGCTCGCAATAAACCTTCAACATTATCACCAAGCAAACCAATACCAGTATTACATTTATGGCAGAGCCATCCTCTAAAAGTATTTTTTATAGGATCATGGTCTAAACATAATTTGATTTGTTTATAACTTTTGTCAATTCCAATTTCTTCACCGCAACAATCACAAGTGCTTGACATTGCTGGAGCAGTTTCACGAATTTGTTTTACAAGTCTAATTCTTTCTCTAATACATTGTTTACATCTTCCGTCCATGCCATCAAATCTTGTTGGATGTTTTCCAAATTCAGAAAAAGGTTTTTCTTGTTTACAATAGATACAAGATTTTGTTTGTTCCATTATTTGAACTCACAATCCACCATAATTTCTGTGAGGCAAGCCACCATGTTCAACTCATGGTCAGGAACAAATGCTGCTTGATATTGATATTTTGCCAAATGAAGTACCAATTGTGGCACAGAATTTGGTTTTAAAGATTCATAAAGACTTTCATATAACTTACGATAAATCTTGACCGGATCGTTGTCCAGGTTGTTTGTGACCCATTTGCGAACAGAACCAAAATCTTTTTCTTTTAACGATGTAACCAACTCGCTAAGTTGTATATCAGCAACAGAGGAAAGAATACCAGTATCGATACTTCCAGAAACGGCATATCTCTGAAGTTCATTAAGAACTCTACGATTGTCCGGAAAATGTTTTGTAACAACTGCGGCGACAACAGATTTGTCATAAGGAACTTTTTCTTGTTCCAAAATCCATTCAACTCTTTTAAAGAATGCTGCAGCCATCTTTTGTTTAGAACCGTTGATTTTAAAATCGATAACAGAACAACGAGAGTGGATTGGATCGATAATACGATTTTTGAAATTACAGGTAAAGATAAACGAACAGTTGGAAGAATATTCTTCAATTGCACCTCGCAACGCTGGTTGAGTTGAATTAGGATTAAGATAGTCTGCCTCATCTATGATGATGACTTTGCGACCACCCATGAGAGAAACCGATGAAGCATAACTTTTGATTTTAGTACGAAGAACATCAATACCAGACTCATCAGAACCATTGATAACAATATAGTCGCAACCAATTTCTTCACAGAGGGCTTTTGCAATCGTAGTCTTGCCAACGCCGGCAGAACCCGATAATAGTAGGTTTGGTATTTCTTTTCGATTGACATACTCTTGAAAGGTGGATTTAATTGCATCTGGCAAGATACAGTCTTCCACCCGTTGTGGCCTATACTTCTCCACCCATAATAAATGCTCGCTCATTCAAAACTCCCATAATATAATTAAGATAAAACACAATTTACTACCATTCTATAATCACTAGTAGTAGGACAATTACCACCATGAATTAGATTTGAATCAAATATAACTGCTCTGCCTTTCTTTGGTGTAACTCTCGAATGTTCTTTTATAAGACCAAGAGGTTCACCTAGAAAATACTTATCATAAAAGATTGTATCACCATCTGCATCATTTACATAGTACAATAATGTTTTTCTACCAACACTATTATAAACACCATCAAGCAGACGCATACCATCAGTATGAGGTTGTTGTCTTGTTGGTCCTGCTTGTGGTAGTAAAAGATTGGCTTTGATTCTTTGTAGGAAAGTATCCGTCTCTCCCATTCTTTGTTGGTACTCAGCAATTAGAGGTGCAATGTATTGAAAGAATTTACTTTCAATTTCACCATCACGAGCAAACATATGACGGAACTGAATATGTTCTTTGAACGGTTCATCAATATAATAATGTTCATCCAAAGGATATTCACTTACAGACCAAGGAAAGAAAGTCCAAGGAAACTCATGACTAGTTAATAATCTTACGATGGAATCTTGAAATTCCACCGAAAGAAAATCATCAATGACTAAAGGTTCCATTAGGCAGGTACTACTGTGCCTTTTTTCTCATTTGCAATCCAATACTGAATCTTATCTTTTGTATTGGTGAAATGGGTTAGACCTTTGAAGGAGATTACGGCAGAATATGTGCCAGGAATCATTTTGAAATTGTCTGTATTATAAACAATCTTATACTTCTTGCCATCGCCTGTGCCAATCTCAAGTGAATTGGTGTGTGCGGCATCATTTTCTTGGTCAAAAGTAACGATTTGAATTTTATCGCCATCAGATTCAACGGCAATATTAGGAGACTTCAATACAGAACAAGTCTTTAGAATCCACTCGTAATCTTCTGCTGTCAATGTAAACTCAACATCTTTAGTAGGAAGATTCAAAGTTTTTTCTGGCGCAACAGTAATCATTGAATCGGCAGTTTTACGATACTTGATTTTCTGACGACCATTTTGAAAATTGATATTCTTCTCATCAAATACCAATTCTGCTTTGTCTTTAAACAAAGAATGTACTGATAAGAATTCATTCAAATCTTCAACACAAAACTCATCATCAAAAGCATCTTTGATTTCTGCTTCAGCCATAACATTCTTAGAACCAGAAATGGTTTTTAGTGTATTGCCTTTTTTAAACTTTAAACCTTGATTGATTGTAGCAAAGTTTTTAAGTACTACGAGGGTTTCATTTGACAGCTTCATTTACTTCTCCATTATCTAAAAAATTAATTGTATCATGTTCGTACAAAAACATCAAGCAGCACAGCGCATGTGCCAAGTGATTCTTACCAGTTTCTTGGTCATTTTGTTCACCAGATTTCCAAGCCCACAGATGCCGTTGTGCAGCATCAAAATATCTACGCTTGGAATCTGGTACCCATTTCCAATTATCCGGTTCATACTTCTCTGCACCAAAAGTTAAAATCTCTACTGTTGCTTTAAGTGCATTTGGTGGCACTAAACCATACTGCAATTTCCCGCCATCAAATTTACGACCACCTGTGGTTGCGGTCTGTGATGCTTTTACTTTATCAACAGGAGGATGCTCAAATTGATAATCTGCCGGACCATAAGATGTTTTTACTGAATTATCATGTAATCTTAATGTATAAGGTTCATTGGTGACAGTATTCTTTTCATAATCATATCTCCATGTAGTATTAGCCATTGTTTTAAAATTACTTTCTAAATGTTGTTTCATCCAATCTTCTGGCGGCTCATGCACAGTATTTTTACCATCAAGTGTTCTCATTACTTTTCCTTACGATATAAATCTCGAATTGTTTCAATACTAGAAACAGTATTTGCTGGAATTGCACGATAAGGAATCTTACGCAACAATTCTCTTAGTTTTTCAATGTTATACATTACATTTCTCCGACATAATTAGCAACAGCCGGCATATCTCCTTGGAAGTGATAAGTTCCAATATGAGATGTTCTCATCCATGGACAGAGATGGATTGTACCACCGATTTTACGCCACATCTGACAGAACATATAATCTTCTGATAAGTAACGGTCTGAACCTCCGCCTGTAATAGAATCTTTGGAATCAATTACAGTATCAAAGAAGGCATGAATGTAACGAGAACCATCAAAGTGTGCCTGACCAACGTGGTCTGGTTTGTATCGAATCATTGGATATGCTTCTTGCATTTTAGCAAATACTTCACGCTTAATCATCATGAAGCCAGTACCAATTTCTAATACTTCAAGCGGCTCAGACACAGTAAATTGTGCCGTACCTTTAACAGGATTGAAAACATAATCACCTGTTACTTTTGCCAAAAGGTCAGCATCAATATCAGGATTCTTTTTGATTGCTGTCTTAACAGATTTCCACTTAATTGCTTTCTTAGGATAAGGACCGCCTGATACATCTTTGTCCATAGCCAATAAAGCGATTACATCTTGTGGATTGAAATGAATATCAGAATCGATAAACAACATATGAGTGCAATCGGAACGATGGATAAATTCGTCAACAAGATAGTTTCTTGCTCGTGTAATTAGGGACTCATTGAATAAGAATGAGAATTTGATTTGTACGCCATACTGCATACACATACCTTGTAAGTCAAGGCAAGCTTTCATATAGAGACCGTGATTTTGGCCGCCATACATTGGGGTTGCTACAAACAGACTCTTTGTTTGTAAATCTTCTTTTTTAATTGAAATTTCCATTTGTGCTCCGATAATTTAAAAAGGGGGACCGAAGTCCCCCAACACACAGATTAAGCTAATGAATAACCAGCTTTGAGTGCAGCCTTAACTAAACCCTTAGTTGGCTTACCCATACGATAGAAAGCAACTTTCTTACCATCAACAGTTTTCTTGTTGGTGTAGATTACATGACCTTCTTGACGGAGTTCGTCAATGCGGGCGGTAACATTGGTAATGCCGAAACGGCGTTGTGCTTGTTTGACAGTAAAAGTGTTGTAACCAGAAGGTTGTTGTAAAGCGTTCAACATCTTTTCTTTAGCAGATAAATTGCTCATAGTAATACTCCATAGTAAAGTTAAAAAATCCTTGCGTGTTGCAAGTTCTCACATCATATCATTATGTATGTGTGTTTGTCAAGCATTTATCGACCAACTTGTGGTAAATATTTTGCTTTGGTTTCTTCCCATGATAGGTAAATCAAATCATCATAGAAAAGAGTTTCATATGAAACATTGCCTTTTTTCTGTAATTGCCGAATACGACCTTTGGCATACTTTGTTTTCCAAATGGTAGACAATGCTTCTTCACTGGTATCAAACGACTTTACCAAATCTTTATCTGTAATTTCTTTACGGAGAAATTCATTGGTATTATTATAAAGTGGACTAAAGTAAATACCACGTTGGTGTTCGGTACGAATCAATTCTTTTGGTATTTTTAGTTGTGAATAAGCAAAGTTTAAAGACCTATTCTTATGGTCACGTTTTAATGGAAGTCCTTGTGGATTTTTTGCTTCCCACCATTGAAAATATTTGTGTGTGTGATTCTTTTTTATCCAGTCAAATACCATTTTTTTAGTTGCTCGAGTTGGTTCAAAAGCCACAGAACCAGAAGAAAAACCCATAGCATTCCAATGTTCAAGATTATCATACTGAGAGAGACCTCCAGATTTTGTTTTTCCGTAGAGTGACGTTGTAGTAACGCCAACAAGAGTGTCTCCATATTGTTCTTTCCAATCTTTCTGTACGGTATCAGATAAACACATTAATGCCAATAATTTTCCACCCATATAATTAAAGCCTAGTGGTTGTAATGGAACAATTGTAGAACCAATTGCAGTATGATTAATCATGTTTTGTTTTGTTTTTACATCTCTCGACCAACCAATTGCATTATCTCTCGGAGTTAAGTCCAGGAAGTCTGAGGAGATGCAGATAACACCAAGGTATTTACTTGTTACTTCATCGGCAACAATGTAGAATAGATTACGACCAATATTACTATTGTTTTTCATTGTAGAGGAAAAGGTACGAATGGCATTCCATTTTTCGGCACCAGGTCCGTTTGAAAGAACCATAATTGGTTTCAACTTCTCGTAATCATCCGGTTCTTTTGGCATCCAGAAATTCTTTTTAACTTCTTCAACCAATTCTTTTTGTTTTGGATCTACCATTTCTACTGAATCTCCAAATAGTGTAGAAGTATCTTGAACAGGATATCTTTCTTTAATTTCACACCATTTTTGATACAGAGTATATTCACGAACATCCATATCAGAAGCATATTTTAAATCTTTAATTAGGATTTCTTTCATCACTTCTTCATCGATATGTTCAAAAGATTCTTTTGGATTTTGTCTCTGCCAGATTTCCCATTGCTCTTCTGGAGTTCCAATTGTCTTAGTATTGACAATAGATTCTTCTTCGCCGAATAATGTATTTACAACCTCAATTTTTTTAGCCATTATCTTAGTCTTAAACTTTTCATCAATTTACTGCGTTTCTTTTTACCTTGCTCCAATGCCAGAGGTTTAGCACGGCTAGTATACACGATACCATTCATGTGGTCAAGCTCGTGTAGGAAACAACGAGCAGATATGCCAGAATATGTTGCCGTTCTTTTTTCACCATTAAAGTCTTGGTATTCTACATCAACCATAGAAGGTCTGGTAATTCTCAATCCCATAAAAGGGAAAGAAAGGCAACCTTCTACCATATGTGCTTCGCCATATTCCTTAACAAGTTTAGGATTAAAGTGTGCCACATAACTATCACCTGAACCCATTACAAAAACACGATGTTTGAATCCGCATTGATTGGCAGATAAACCATAACCTTTATGTAACTTACAGGTTTCAACCAAAGATGAGGCAAACTCATTTGGATTTACAGGTGGATTGCTGAAATCAAATTCAGGCATCACTTCTTTAAGAATTGGATGTTCTTCTGATACCAATTTAAATGTTGGTACTGTTTGTGTAGCAACGCTAGGATTTCGTGCCAGTTCTTCCGTGTTAAAACTAATTATTTCACTCATTTTGCAATCCTTGAAAAATTATTATGCTTTTCAAATTTAATAATCGACCTGAACTTGTCAAACAATTGGTCGCCTTTATGTGAGATAACAAATACATTAGTATCTGTTCCCATTTCGTGTATCAACTTCAAAAATTCTTCTGTACCAACACCATCTAAAGATGAATCAAATACTTCATCCAGAATCAACAAGTTGGTATTTGTTGAGTTCTTCAATTTAGCAATCTGTCGCCAAGTAAACAATAATGCCAAATCAATACGCATCTTCTCACCTTCAGAAAAGTTGGCATAAGAAAATTCATCACGGTGTCTACTCTTAATGGTTTCTTCAAACTGTTCATTGATATTGAAGTTCACAAAGAAGTCCATGGCAGTCAAATACTTGTTAATCAATTTATTCATGATAGGCAAGTATTGTTTGATAATCTTGGTTTTAATACCAGTATCTTTTAATAAAGAACCAGCGAATTCATAATACTGTTTTTGTTCGGCTAGTTCTTCCTGTTTTTTAACCAAAGCACTAAGTTCTGATTTAAGTTCTTTAAGTTTATCATTCTCACTTTCGATGCTCTCTCGAAGCGTAGATAAATCTTCAATTTCTTTTTGGAGTTTAGAAATGTAAGTGTTGATTGCTGATATGGTAGAATTGTGTTTGACAATTTCATTATTATGTTCTTGAATATGTTTGACTATTTTTTGGATTTCTTCGATACGGTTGTTCGCCTCTTGGATTTTTGTTTCAATATCCTGGATTCCAACTCCAATTTCTCCTTTTGTTTTATCGATTCCACTAAGCTGGCTATGTCGGAAGGTGTCAGCAATACTTTGTTTGCAGGTTGGGCAGTCGTGGTTTTCTTCATAGAATTTATACTCCTTATCTAATTTCTTTAAACGAAATTCTAATTTAGATTCCAACTGTAATAATTTGGAACTTTTCTTTTCTACGGCAAGTTTATCTTGTATCTTGCTTTGTAATACATCAATATGTTTTTGAATTAAATCAATGTCTCTTTGTAAGGTAAAGTTTTGGTCTATACTTTCCTTAACTTCTTTTTTCTTTTTCTCAATTTCGGCTTCAGAACGGTTCTTATGTTCTTCAATATTTTGTTTCTGAAAGTTAATCTTTTCAGTTGTTATTTGCATTTCATATTTGTTCTTTGTGGTCGACTCTTTAATTTCAGACATCTTTTCTTTGACCATACCATTCATTGATGAGAAGATACCAATGTCAAGTAAATCTTCAATGATGTTTCGTCTATCTGCCGGAGACAATTGCATAAAAGGAACAAACGATGCCGAACCAAGAATAACGACCTGAGTAAATGATTTATAGTTTAATCTAAGAATAAACTTTTCTAGGTGTTCTTGGTAATCTTTGGATGCCGCATCTTGATTTAGTAATACATCATTCTGATAGATTTCAAATGTATTTGGTTTGATACCACGAATGACTTTATATTTCTTTTTGCCAATAGAAAACTCAATCTCAACAACAGCTGCCTGATTGTTGATAGAATTTAATAGTTGTGGTTTATTGATTTTACGAAATGGTTTACCAAAAAGACCAAAACACAAGGCATCCAGAATAGTGGATTTGCCAGCACCATTGTTACCAATGATTAATGTATTTGGCGATTTTTGAAAATTGATTTCGGTAAATGCTGCGCCAGTTGAAAGGAAGTTTTTCCAACGGACTTTCTCAAATGTAATCATGTATTATATAAATTTAGGACCTAATGCCCACACTACAACAGATTTTCTAGTTCCCTTAGTGACAGGTGCAACACGATGAATCATAAAAGAAGGAAAACAAATAATTCTGCCTGCGTGCATACCTTCAACCGCTTTAGCTTCTTTTTCTTGTCCTTCATTGAAATAAAAGTCACCACCTTCAAAGTCAACACCTGGCTCATTCAGCAATAATGTTAAAGAAAGTTTACGAGTGCCAAACATATTGTAGGGTTTATTAATGCCTGTAATTGTATCCATATGAAAGTCGTAACGACCTTGTTCATAGTCATCATATTCTGTATATTGAAAAGAATCATACCCATTCAAATTAAAATTATAAAATTGATTGTTCAAAGACTCAATTACAAAATTTAAACGATTAAATATCCAAGAGGTATCTTCATTTTTTACGTCATAGTCATAAAACTTAACATTCGACACTCGAACTTCTTCATCTGGTGATTGGACAATTTTGGTGATTCCGGTATTGGCATCAGTTTCTTGTCCTTTAACAGTAACTCCTCTTTCTACACCTTGATTTGAAAAATAATCACACATCTTTTTCAATTCTTCTGTTGTAAAAGCGTTATCCCAATAAGTCCAAGAATAAGTAATTCTTTCTCTTTCAGTTGGATTATTATAAAGTGTTTTATACATTATGCTTGTTCCTGATTAAGTGCCTCAATATACAATTCTTTTAATACTGTTTTTAATTTTTCATTATCAATGTTTTCATCGTGGATATTATCCACAAACTTATTAATGATTGTAACAGTATCTTCTGCTTCATCAATCATATCATCTTCTATACCTTCTGTCAAGTCATTAAAGTCCTCGGCAATGGTAATATCGATTGGATTAACCTTATAAAGATTCTCCATGAATCGGTCAAACAGATGTGGATTAGTTTTGTGAATTACCACAACCTTAACATAGGTGTTGGCATACTTGCTTAAATCACGACTGGTAATTTCGGTAATACTATTTTCTTTATCATTATAAGAGATACGATGGAACATTACATTAGGATTTTCAATAAACTTCATGTCGAGGGTTTTCAAATCAAGTAAATGAAAACCACGGACATCATTGTAATCTTGCCATGTAAGTTGATATGGATTCCCAAGATAATGTATGTTACCATCAGAAGAACGGTGGTGATAATGGCCACTAAGAACCATATCAAATCGTTTAAATACATCACGATTTACTCCTTCATGTGATGGCATACCTGGATGCATCAAGAATCCTGGTATTTCAAAATGACCCATAACAATATTTGCTTTGGTGTTTTTCAATATCTGCATAGATTCGTCATGGTTTTCTGCACAAATCCAAGGCATCATACAAATAGGAATATCAATACCTTCAATAGTAAGTGTTGTTGGTTTATCAAATACCGTAATGTTATGGTATTCTTGTAACAGCAATCGAACAGAATTTACTTCGTTGGTATTTTTAAAATAGGTATCATGATTACCTGCCAACATGAATACTTGAATATCCATATCTGCCAGTTTGTCAAAGAACATTTCTCTGGCACGTTTGTAACTAAAAAAGTTTACATACTTACGGCGGTCAAAAGTATCCCCAAGGATAAACAGAGTAGTAATACCCTCAGACTTGAGAGTAGGAAAGAATGTTTCTGAATAAAACTTCTCATAGTAATCAAGAAACTGGATAGAATCATTACGGGCGCCAAAGTGTTGGTCGGTAATAACTGCTACTTTAGTTTCGGTCCTGTTTTTTGTTGTCAACGTTGTCATAATGTTTAATTTCAATTACTGAATCAATAGGTTTTAAATTGCGTGAAAATTCAATTGCTTCATGGAACGTTTCAAACGCCTTGAATCTAACACCACCACTAGAAAGGGTATAAGTTAATTTATACATTATATCACTCCTCTACGAACTTTTCAATACCTTTGGGCTTCTTTACCGCTTTCTTTGCCTTTTTGGTTTCTTCATAATTGCCAATAAACTCGGAGATGTTATCATATAACTCAAACTGTCTTGTGGTACCATCTTCAAGTTCCATCATTTCAAACTCATCTAAAATACCCATCTGTTCGGTAGCTTTGTACTTGACATAGGTTTGTTTCTTTTCTTTACTGATTCTTCGTAAAAAGGCAAAGTAAATGATTTGGGTAAAATAGGCAAATGGATTCTTAGACTTTGCTGGATCAAAATTTTCAAAGTACATTAAACAGTTTTCAATGCCATCTGAAATCATTTCATCACGATAGGTATAGTTTATGAAGTTTGGCTTATGTGAAAGACCTTCAGCAATCTTCATAAAGCATTCGCCAATGTAATTGGGAATAGCAGGAGGTGCTGTTTTGTTCTTCTTTGCTAACTTACAACCTTCTTTATAATCAATCAGAGCCTTGAGAAAGTCTCCGTTATTAACATATTCTTTTTTCTTAGTCGCCATAATTACCACATAATGTTATTGACATACGCTTGACAAGTGTGTATAGTCGAGTATGTCCTTGGTTGAAAGTATTAATGTAATGTATTTCCATAGTGTTGTAAGTCCTCAAATTCATTTATCATAGATTGCAATTCATCGTCATCCATCTCGGAGACTAATTCTTTAGCTTTTAACAACTCTTTAATCTTCAATACCGTATTAATATAATATTCACAGAACTCCTCCTCAGGATCCATAAAAGAAAGAATATCTTTAGAATGGATTTCAATCGAGTTCTTTTTAAGTAACTGTACTGGTAACCAATGTTTCATAACTAAGCCAGATTCTCTGCCACGAAAATCTAATCCAAATTCCATTGGTTCTTCTAAAATGTATTGTTCATTACCATGTAAGGTAACATTGGCAATCAAATCAGTTCCATTTTGTAATTTAATAATTTGTGTTTTATACTCAGGCATTTTTTAATCCAATCTTGTATATTTTAAAAGGGAACTGCTCTTCATTATATATCTTAGTTCTTTCCACAAAATGTTTAAGGGTATAGTTCATATGTTTTTTATGTCTAAGGTCATCCGAAATATCGTATAACACCGCTATTTCTTTTCCTTCACTTTGTCGTAGGCCTCGTCCAATGCTTTGCAAAGTTCGAATGCTCGATTTAGTTGGCATTGCAAAAATAATGTTATGCAAATTCCTAATATTAATACCAGTACTAAAAGTCCCAAAAGAAGCCACAATAATAGCATCGTTTTCAGTCTCCATAATCTTTCTAATTTCTTCACGGTCAGAAGTTTCTGTGCCGCCATAAACAAAAAATACTTTTCTATTGCCAATCTTCTCTGTTTGTCTTATCATATCATACAGTATCCTACCATGTTTGTCAACCATTTGGAAAAGAACCAAAGTATTTTTACCTAAGCTAACTGTAAGATTTTTAATGAATTTATTTCTGGCTTCGTGTGAAATGAGATATTCAATTTCTTCTTGGTAAGTTGCATCTTTTATTCGTAATGCTTCTTCATCGGAATGTTTCAACACTAAACACTTAATTTCAAATTGTGAAAGTTTCTGTTGAGTGATTAACTCTTTTGTGGTAATTACTTTACGAACAGGACCAAAAAGACCTTCTAACACCAGTTTGTGTGTTTTGGTACCATCAAGTGTGCCTGTAAGACCAATACGATATTTGGCATTAACACAAGAGGTAAGAATTGTTGTAAGAGATTGTGCTTTGAATAGATGGGCTTAGTCACCAATAATATAATCGAACTGCTTAAAATATTCTGGTGGCATCTTATATAATGATTGCCACGTAGAAATGGTTAAGTCTTTGTCAGATTCTTTTTCTTTACCTTGGTAAATACGGTGAACATTAGTCATTTCACCATCATTGTAATCACCAAAATCAGAATATAATTGTTCAACCAAAGATGTTGTTGGAACAATAACAAGACCTTTTAAATTTTGGTATTTGTGTAATTGTTGGAAGATAAGATAGATGATGAGAGATTTGCCAGAAGCGGTAGGAGAAACCAACAAGGTTCGTTTCTTTTGCATGGCATGAACAAAAGCATTTAACTGATGTTCTCTTACTTCGATTGGTTTGCCGTTTGAATGAATGTTTAATTGTTCAGCAAACTTTTTGGCATGATAAACCGAGAATTCATCTTCAAGGTCTAATTCATGTTCCAATGTATAGTTTCGTTCTTCACAAAACTGTTTGATGTAATCTAAAAGACCGAGATAGATGGTATAACTTTGAAGATTGAATAATCGTATCTTACCATCCCAAATACGATTACGATAGGCAGGTACAAACTGGTAACCAGGAACAAAGAATGTGAAAAACTCCGATAACTCTTTGGCGATATGTTTTTCGCAGGTTACCTTGGCATAGACTTCATCCTTTTTAGAGAGTACAATATCACTGCCCGCCAATAAATTTCTCCCATGAGATAAAGTCACGCAACTGCCATGTTCTTTGTTTCAATTCATTCATAATAGATTCAATCACCGAAATGGTTTCTTCATGATATACTTTCTTTTCCAATAGTTTAATCAAATCACTATCGGCCTCTAAGTATGTAGTAATGTCGGATTTGAGTGTAAATTGAAATGGTTCCCAACCGTATTCAGCCAATTCTTCTTGTGACATCTTGCCTGTATAATACTCCCATTTGACTTTACGCATACGGAGATAATCAAAATGTGCCTTCTTTGAGGCAATTTTGTGTTTAGTAAGAATACTGAGGTATTTGTTGTGTAGTTTAGGTATCTTTAACAGTTCTTTACCAGGCTCTGTCTGGTCCATATCTGCATCTGATTCCCAATACTTTAATACTTGTTCAAGATTTTCCATAATATTTTCAATAGTTTAACACCAATTTAATATATTAACATACTCAATGTTAATTGTCAAGCATCTTCAAAGTCAAAGTAATCAAATAGAAAAATGGCATCGGAAGTAATGATATCATCTGCCGACATTTTGGTATCAAACTGAATGTCCGATAGAGAAATGGGAAAACAATTATAATAACGGACACGGAATAAAGGGTTATTTAATGCCGAAAGAACCGTCAAAGTGGCATCAGAATAAGACTTAGTACCGGTAGTTCTCCTACTTTGTAGTGCCGCCAACCTATTCCGTTCATCCGTGCCTGCTGGAGACGCAATGGAACGAAACCAAGAGTGTAAATCTTGCCACGACTTCATTGGTTCATCCACAGTAAATGTCATGGCCAATTGATTATACATCATCTTGGTACCAGGTGCATTCACATCAAGACCAGGAAAATTCAATGGGGCTGCGCCTAGTTGCATTCCAGGTATATTTACTGACTGGCAGAAATACTGGACATTAGGGATTCTATCAAACGCCATGATAAACTTGGTCGGTTGTAGATAATTGGTATTTTGAGGAGTTCTTGTAAGTGCTGTCATACGGATATTTAGGCCATAAAAAAAGAGACTCCCGAAGGAGTCTCTCTGAAAATGTCAATCTATGTTGACTTATTTTCTTTGATGCTTACATTAAATTCTTGACGCCAAAAATACGATAGTAAACGTTGGTGCGTGGTTGAATGATACCGCTATTCTGATTCAAACCAGCAGCAAATGGGTTTGCTACCATACCGTAACGAGTCTTGAATCCAATCTTTGGTTGGAATGTAAACTGGTCAACTGCACGAACCATTTGTAATGGAACGTATGGGCAATAGAACAAGCCAGCATCGTATGGGCTAGAACCTTTGTAACCGATAGTTACGAGTTCTTGGTTAGAAGTATAACCACCATAGTATGGGTCGATGTAAACCTTGATACGACCATGTAACATACCGGCAAATGTATTACCTGTGTCATCTACTTGCAAGTCAGCTTGAAGAGCAGGTGTGTATGAAAGAACGCCTGCCATAGCCATTGCAGAAGCTACGTCAGAAGAAACAATCAATACGTTACCTTTTCCACGACGTGTTTGCTTAGCAATTACGTTAGCATCACGTTCAATTTGGAAAATCAAACCTTTGAAACGCTCAACAGACCAACGACCGTTAGAGTCTGTATCCAAGTCGAAATAACCTTGTGTTACTGTACCGTATTGTGCGCCAACAACAGCGGACAAATAGATTGTACGGATAACTTCACGGTTGATTTCAGCAAGAATTTCAGTAGACAGAATGTTAGACAATTCTGTTTCAGCATCAAGACCATGAATTGCTTTCAAGTCTTGTGCGAGTTCTAATGAGTATTCAGCTTTCAAGGCACGGGACTGAGCAGTTACAGTAACTTTCTCAATAGAGAAGGCCATCTGTTGGAAACTGTTAGCACCGTCAGCACCTAACTGTTCAGCAACGGCGGTTTGTAGACCAATACCAGTTGTGAATGAGTTAGCAGCTTCGTTAGAAACAGCAGAGTTTGCTGTATCTGTAGCAGTTGTACCCAAGAAACCGTAGTTATTGAATACACCGTTTGCGGAACCTTGACCAGAGAACATGGTATTGGCTTCGTTGTAAAAAGCTTCTGTACCTTGTTGTGTGTTGTAACGAGCACGCATTGCAAAAATCAAACCAGTAGGACCAGTCATTGGTTGAACACCAGCAACGTCATAAGCGATAAGATTTGGCAAAGCACGGCGTACTAAAGAAATCAAGATTGGGTCAAAGTTTTGAACACCACCAGCAACGTTGGTTGGACCAGCGTCAGCAGTTTCGTTCAATACTGAACGGTCTTTAGCCATAGCTTGTTGTTGATTTTCCAAAACAAGAGCAGTAACAGCCTTCTTGTATGGGTCTTTAATAGCGTCTAATTCTGGATGCTCCAGAACTGGATGCCATTTCTTTTGTAGTTCTTCTGTTAAATACATTTAATTCTCCTTGTTAGGTATCTTTAATGGTAAATTTTATTTATTATTTTACCAAACTCTGTGAGATTGCTTTAGCGTAGACGTCCATTGAAGGGTCAGCAGAAACGGACTGTTTCTTTTCTTCTTCAACTTCAACGCCTTCGTTTAAGTCAGAACTCTCAGCAATTTTTACTTCTGCTTTGAAATATGACTCTTTCAAAACATTCAATTTTGCATTGAATTCTGTTTCAGTAGTAAATTCTACGTTCTCTGCGAGCGATTTCAATTTTTCTACTTGGGTTTGAGTCAGGCCTTCACACGCTGTGTAGATAGCCTCAATTTTTTTCTGTTCGTTTAATTCTTTTGTAAGTTCAACACCTTTGTTGATTTGCTCATTCAAAGAAGCTTCAAGTTCTTCTACTTTAGCAGAGAGTTCTTCAACAACGTCTACCTTTTCGGTAGGGATATCGATATAGTGTTCAACAAACAAATTGCGTAAACCGTCCATGAATTCTTCAGCGATTTCTGCTTTGAGAGCTTTCTCAATAGCAACTTCGTTTTCTTTCATCCATTCTTCAACCATGTAGTTGAGGTAATCATCAACTTTGGCAGCCATTTCTTCTTTGATTTGGTCTACGGCGATGTCAAACTGTTCTGTCAATTGTGATTCAACATCAGCAACAATTGCATCAACACGGGACAATACAGCAGCTTCAAAAATGGTAGTTGCTTTAACTTTGAAATCTTCGGAAAGTGATTCACCTTCCATTAACGCATCGATATCAGCGGACATATCTGTACTTTCATATTGTTGGAATGTTGCACCTGGATTAGCTTGCATTGTTTGTGCTGCCATTTTACCAGCAATACGGTCACGAATTGCTTCGTAATCAGTTGCTTGTGCTTGAGCAGTATGTGTTAAATCGTGGCGACCCATTGTCTCTTGTGGTTGACCTTGTGGCTTGGAAATGCCAACGCCATCTTTTTCTGAACCAACAGGAGGAGTAGCACCAGGAGGAGTTGCGGATGGTGTGCCTTTTGTATACTCAGGCAACTTATCATCCATTTCTTCTGGTGATTGACCGATTTCACCAACATCTTGTTGACCAGCAACAGTAGATGTAGGTAACTTATCTTGGCCGACCATACCTTTTTGACCTTGAGTACCTTCGCTACCACGCTGTGACTTCTTAGCAGCAATGTTAGCGTCAAATGTTTCTTTTGAACCTTCGCCTAAAAGGATATCTTTAGCGGCTTCGGTCAGATTAAATTTTCCCATTTTGAAAATCTCCTTGATTTATTGGATATATTTATATTTAAAGTTTTTTCATGAAGTTTTCAAATATGTGTAGACTTACTAGTTCAATATCTTTACTAGAAGCTTTACGAATTTGTTTCTTAGCTTCTTCAACATATTGTTCTGTCCAAACACCATTTACTAACATCCATTCTTTACCTTCCATGATACCTTGTACAAATGCACCAGGCGCAGAAGGATCTGCTACTATATCTGCCGCTGTGGCTAGATAAAAATCGTTCTGAACAACGTTTACACCATTAACGTTTTTCAATGAACCCATACCTCTTGACGATACACCTAATTGGGCGCCACCTTCAATCAATTGGCGAGCAATTTGACCCATAGGTGTGTCAAGAATCTTAGCTTTACCAATCCATTG